TGTATTAACAATCTGACAGTTGGATGCTGTCTCTCAAATCACTGTAAATGTTATGACAATCAAGACTATAGTAATAAAATATTTGATAGTAGCTCTTCTAGCGTTTGTATTAGGTACCTTCTTTCCAAACCCAGTCGCCAAGAAGAAGACTCAGGGTGAAACAGTCGCTTGGGTCAAGAAAATGGGGTTTGGAGCCCCCAGGTTTGATTATTCAAACGACAAAGAATTCATCTCCTCCCTCACTCAGTGCATTAATTATTTAAATTTTGACATCCCCAGAAGACAAAGAGTAAACACAGAACTAATAATAGCTCAAGCTATAGTTGAAAGCGATTATGGACGATCTAGGTTCGCGCGCGAGGGACACAATTTATTTGGTATAAGAGTATGGTCTAAAGAAGGTATGTTGCCTTATAGACAACCAGATTCTATTGATTGGCGAGTAAGGATATTTAAGAATAAATGTGAATCCGTTAAATATTACATAGAGATATTAAACACTAAGAGAGTATATGCAGAGTTTAGAAAAGTTAGAGAAATAACAGTAAACAGAGATCCTATAGCATTAGCTAAAACATTAGACAATTTTTCTACAAATAAAGAGTATGAAAAACATGTAATTGAGGTTATAAGAAATTTAAGAAATGAATCTAAGTAAAAGTTTTACGTTAAATGAATTAACAAAGTCTCAAGAAGCTACGAGACTAGGGATAGATAACACCCCAAATGAAGAACATATTTTAAACTTAAAGTTGTTATGTGAAAAAATACTTCAACCTATTAGAGATTTTTATGGTATGCCATTATCAGTTAGTTCTGGGTATAGATCTTCCACATTATGCGAAGCAATAGGTTCATCAAGCAAAAGCCAACATACGAAAGGCCAAGCTGCAGATTTTGAGATCTTTGGTGTTGCGAATAAAGATTTAGCAGATTTTATAGTTAAAAACTTAGATTATGATCAATGTATACTTGAGTTTTGGAATGAAAATGAGCCTAATTCTGGATGGGTACATTGTAGTTATAATAGTTTAGGGAACAGAGGACAGTTCTTGAAAGCTGAGAAAGTTAATGGTAAAGTTATCTATTCAACAATGAATTAATATGCCAATAGGAAGAGCACAAATAGCTAAAGAAGTAGAAGGAAAGCTCAGAGGAGCTAAACCATCAAGAGCTATGTTAAAATCAAAAAGAAAGAAGAAAAAATAATGGGCGATATATCTTTAAGGGGACGTGGAAGAGCACTTATGAAAAAAGGAGGCATGGCTAAAGACATGTCTAAGAAACATGAAGAAATGGAATCTAAAGCAGAAGAAGCTAGAGAATATGAATTAGAAGATAAAGGTTACAAAGAAACCGAAGAAGGAAAAATGGTAAAAAAAGCAAAAGGTGGTCAAGCTAAAGTTTCTAAAGTTATGAGAGAATTTGGAAAAGGAAAATTACATTCTGGAAAAAAAGGACCTGTTGTAAAATCTAGAAAACAAGCAATAGCAATAGCTCTTTCAGAAGCTGGAATGTCTAAAAAGAAAAAATAATGGCTAAACTTTGCCCAAGAGGAAAAGCTGCTGCAAAAGCAAAATTTAAAGTGTACCCGAGCGCGTACGCGAACATGTATGCTAGTGCAGTATGTTCTGGAAAAATTGTACCAGGCGGTAAAAAGAAAAAAATGATGAAGGGTGGAAACGTTTCACAAGAAAGAAAGAAAGTTTCAAATTACGAACAAGGTGGTGTCGCAAAAGGTTGCGGAGCCGTGATGGAAGATCGAAGAAAAGTAACTAAAAAAAATTAACATGGGTTTACGTAAATGGGTACAAGAAAATTGGGTAGATATTGCAAATCGTAAATCTGATGGATCTTATCCTAAATGTGGCAGAAGTGGTGGAGAGAAGAGAAAAAATTATCCAAAATGTGTACCTATTGCAAAAGCTAGAGCCATGAGCCGAGGTCAAAAAGCTAGTGCTGTAAAGCGAAAACAACAAGCAGGTAACACCGGACCACGGCCAAGTAATGTCAAGACAATCCTTAAAAAATCCAGTCGCTAAAAAGCTCGGTTCTAGACTATTTTACCCCAGAGTGGTAAAATCTAAAAAATTATACAATCGTAAAGTAAGAGATAAAAATGCCTGATAAAAAAACAAATCAAGAAAAGTCAGCGATGGATGTTATTAAGGAAAATACCACAAAAGACGCTGCTAAGATATTCACTGATGAAAAGATTAAGAACAGAAATGAAAAGAATTTTAAAAAAACTGGGCAATATTTCTTTAAACTAAGAGGTGGTGGTATTGCGATTAAAGGAACAAAATTTAGAGGGGTATTTTAATGGCTACATCAGGAACAACTAGTTTCAATCTATCCATAGAAGAAATGATCGAAGAGGCTTATCAACGATGTGGTCTCGCTGTTAATTCTGGTTATGATTTAAAAAGAGCAAGAGTTCTTTGTAATTTAATATTTTCAGAATGGGGCAATAGAGGAGTTCATCTTTGGAAAGTTGAATTAAAAGTGCAGGCTTTGAGTACAGGAGTTGCTACTTACAGTGTCGCTTCTTCAGTTAGTGATGTTTTAGAGGCTTATATTTCATCAACTTCAGGAACAACAACGAATACTCAAGATGTATCTCTGTCAAAGATTGATAGATCAACTTATGCATCGTTGCCTAATAAAGGTCAATCTGGAACGCCTTCTCAATACTATGTAGATAGACAATTAACACCTACAATTACTTTATATCAAGCACCAGATTTAAATACCTACACACATTTGAAATATTACGCTCTTGAAAGAATAGAAGATGCCGGAACTTATACTAATAATCCTGATATACCTTTTAGATTTTTACCATGTTTAGTATCTGGTCTTGCTTTTTATATATCACAATCAAAAGCACCTCAAAGAACCGAACAATTAAAAATGTATTACGAGGATGAATTACAGAGAGCATTAGTCGAGGATTCTCAAAGCGCTTCTGTATTTATTTCTCCTGCAAACTATTATCCATCGGGGTCATTCTAATGGGTAGATTCGCATCAGGAAGAAGATCAATGATGAAATCTGACCGATCAGGTCAGTCTTTTCCATATCAAGAAATGATTAGAGAATGGCAAGGATCAATGGTGCATATTTCAGAATATGAACCTAAACATCCACAATTAGATCCAAAAGTTTACGGAGCTGATCCTGAAGCATTATTAAATAGTAGAAACCAAGATTTTCAAACACCTAAATTGGGAAGAGGCGCAGAACCTACAACAGTTGTGCCACCGAACACTGGTTTATTCGCAGATTCTGGTGGAGCTGGAATGGCCACAGCATTATTAGATTTACCAGGTGATTTTGCATTTTTAACAAGAGGAATGATTCCATTAAACCCTGATCAACAAGCTAATGGCAGAATAGCTTTAATAGCCGTTGGTTCAATAACTGTGAGTATAACATAATGTCTATAACTTACGCAAATTTTGTAACTCAAGTAAGAGATTATACCGAAGTGGATAGTAATGTCTTAACAGCAACTATTATTGATGGGTTTATTAGAAATACCGAATTAGATGTGGCTGGAAAAGTTGATTATGATGATTTAAGAAAATATGCCGATTCAGTATTTACTGCAAATAATAAATATTTATTGATTCCTTCAGATTTATTAGTTCCTAGAGCTTTGTTCGTAGCTACGACTGGAACATTAGCATCTGGTACAGTTGAATATATGGAAAAAAGAGATCAAACTTTTATGAGAGAGTTTAATTCATCAAATGCTAAAGGAGTACCTAAATTTTACGGTAATTGGGATGATTTTACTTTAATTGTAGCTCCAACGCCCGATCAAGCTTATCCTGTGCAATTAGAATATATAAAAGAACCACCACATTTTAACGCGGTAACGAATACGTATTTGTCAACCTATGCAGAAAATCTATTATTATACGGTGTATTATCAGAGGCGTTTTCTTTTTTAAAAGGACCTATGGATATGTACAATTTATACAAAGGGAAGTATGATATAGAAGTTCAAAACTT